ATCAAGAAGCTGGTGAAGATCACTCCGCAGAAAGCCGAGGATCTCTTGGCTGGCGGAACCCTGAACCGCCCGCTGTCCGTGCCATGGGCGCGCGTGCTGGCTGGAAGGATCAGAGCAGACAACTGGGTTGAGACCGGGGAAACAATTCAGGTCGATTGCTTCGGCCGCGTCGTAGAGGGACAGCACAGACTCCGCGCCGTTGCGATGTCTGGAAAGACCGTCAGAATGAACATCGCATTTGGCGTTGCGCCAGAGTCATTCGAGATCCTCGGGGACTGCCGAAAGAGATCCCTTGCTGATCAGTTTGGCGTGCTCGGAATCAAGAACAGGAACAACCTCGCGTCTGCTATCACTTGGCTTTGGCGATACGAGGGCGGTCGCGCTCACAACGCGTGCAGCAAGCCGACGTTCTCCGAGGCCAAGGACGTGCTGCGAGACAACCCAGGGATCGAGGAGTCTGTAACCAAGTCTCTCCAGGTGCGGTTCCTTGGGCTGTCTGGAGTCGTGTCCGTGGTGCACTACCTGGCGAGCAAGGCAGACCGAGAGGTCGCAGACATGTTCCTCGACTCGCTGGAAACCGGGGCGACACACGGCAGGGGCAACGCTGCCCGCATCCTGCGCAACCGACTCATCGCCGCCAAGAATGATCGCAACATCATCCTCCCGACGCCAACCAAGTTCGCCTACATGGTGAAGGCGTGGAACGCTTTCTACGCGAAGCGAAACATCGGGATTCTCCGCTGGCGCTCCGACGAAGACTTCCCGGCGGTCTTGAGCTAAAGCGCAAACGCCCCGATCAAGATCCCAACGCCAACGCCTACCGCAATCCCGCCAACCGTGAACAGCACGATCTCCAGAGTCTTATCGCTCGGCTGACTCTCCTCGCAGGCGTCGAGGTCGCTGCGGATGCGCGCGTTGACAGCCGCCGCCGCCATCTCAACCGAGTGCATCTGTGCAGCGTGGACAGCCTTATCGCCCACACGGCTTGCTCTACAGGCACCGAGGCGCAGGGAGTCGCCGGTCAGCGAGTCGTACCGCCACACCGGGAGCACCATCACGGGCCAGGCGTGTTCAGAGTAGAGGGACCAGTCGAGCCTGAGCGCCTGCTCTACGCTGTAGATCTCGAGTATCGGGTCGTCAACTGGGCCGACCGCGCGGCCCGTCTCCTGTGAGGCGCTCACCGAGGGCAGCACGGCCACCACGAACAGAGCGAGCACGGCGCTCGATAGCCTCCAGGGCTTGCAATCGTTCCTCTTGGGCATGGTTCTCTGCCTCCTCTGCCGTTCGCGCCGTGGCGGCAGCCTCGCGCGCTCTGGCGTCGGCTTTGTCCACCTCGCTGCGGTCAGGTCGCACCCAGGTCGAGCCGCCACGGGCTATCAGGAACGCCAGTGCAGAGCCAAGGCCGAGGGTGGCGACCTTCCACGGGTTGGCCTTGACCCACTTCCACGCGCGCTTGACGCCTGCCCACGCCTTGGACAGCATCAGTCGCCCTTGCCCTTCGCCATCCCCTCGCCAATCTTGCCCAAGCCGAACCCGCCTGCGCCGCCAGCAACCAGCGCCATTGCGATAGACTTCGCGGCGTCAACGCTGTCAGGCGCCAGCCAGATGGCCAGCAGGAACAGCAGCACGGCGAGCACAGGATACAGCAGGCCGATGATGAGAGAGCGGAGGCCCTTAATCTTTGCAGGCGTCATGTTTCTTCTCCTTGCCAGAGCCCGGAGGCCCATGTTTCGATTGCTTCTGCTACGCCGCCGACAAACCCACGCCACCACGGGCCACCGTCTATCATGTCGGCACGGATCTTGTCGTGGTCGAGGTTGCCTGCCTCCACCAGCACCATCGGCACCGAGTGAGCGGCCAGCAGCGAGAACATTCTGGACTCAAGATACCCCTGCGCCGGGTGCAGCACCTGCGGCCACGGCTTTGACCGATAGATACCGCGCGCCATCTCGCGAGCAATCAGCGAGGCCAACTGCCGAGCCTCGGCAGACTCTTGGCGGGCTTGGACGTGGACGCCCTCAAGATTAGGTGCGCACCGATTGAAATGGACCTCCAGAACCATGTCAGGCACCGGGTCTGCACCGATGACGCAGGCAACCTTGTGCATGTGGGATGCCATGACGGTGGTGGGCAGAATGGAATCCGAGTTGATGCGGACATGGTTGACACCTCGGTCGGTGAGTTCGTAGCAGAGCGCGCGGTTGAAGGCGCGGCCAAGGCGCTCCTCGAGTCGAGCACGCTCACCGTGAGGGCCGCCCCACGTCGCGCGGCGCCCTGCGTTGTCACCGATGTAGTGGCAATCGCTGATCGCCAGAGTCGGCATCATCGGCGGTTCCGCTGTACAGCCCGCAGGATCTCATCCAGCTTGGCGTCCTGTTTCTTTTGGGCCTCGATCACGTTGTCGAGTTTGGTCTTGAGCACCAGCCCATCGGCGCGGGGGAAGTACGTCTCCACCGCACGCTCACGCGCCAGCTTCTCGCGGGCGTTGACCTTCGCCGCCGCCTTGGCTTCCGCCGCCTTGTCACACGCCTCATCCGCCGCTGACGCTGCGTTGATGGCGTAAGTGCCCACCGTGGCCAGTGCGGCCGCTACGCCAAGCAGGACGCCAATCAGGGCCTTCCACGATACCATACCGGCAATCTCCTCTCTCGCGATGGCGGCTATGTCGTCTCGGCTGTGGCCGAGGCGGGGCGTTGTCTGGTCGGGCATGTGGTCCTCGGCGGGGATCTAGTATGGGCAGGGGGGATACTCGCGGTCTTTAGAAAACTCGCAGGCGTCGTCACGCCACACCCACTGACCGCAACGATCCCCGCTGTTGTGAAAGCCCTCGACTTTCCAGCACCCGGATTCGGTGTTCTCAAGCCTCGCGTGGCCGTGCGGTGTTCCGCTGGCTGTCCTACACCATACCTCAACGTATGGATAATCGACTGGCGTGCCGACCTCCGAGGCCCCCGGCGGGCACGGGTTGTCAGCGTCTCCGGTCTGTTCGTCCTCGCCGCCGCACGCCGACAGGACCAAGAGCAGGATCGCGATGCGTTTCATGGTGCCTCCTGCCCCCATTGTATCCCTGCCTAGTCTGTTGTCAACCTCTCCCAGACGTGGATGTTCCGCACGTACAGATCACAGGTGGCCGTGACCGCCTTGGCCTGGACGCGGCAGGTGCGCCAACTGGCAGTGTCGCCTGGGTCGGTCACGCTCGTCGGGCCGTCAACGGTGCAGGTCTTCACGTTGCCCCCGGCTGCATCGAGCTGTCCGTTGATGGTGTGCCACGCCCACGCGGCGTGGTCTGTTCCGCTGGTCTCAACGATGCTGTGATCCGTGCCACCGTCAGATCCGCCGTCAGTCCCGTCGGCGTGGCGGAAGTTCCACAAGATCGAGCTGGTGCCGCTGTTGCCGTTGTAGAACTCTACCTCGCAGGCGAGGCCCTTGAATCCACCGGTCCAGTAACGGAACGTGTGGATCGTGGTCCAGTCGCCGGTCGGGATAGTGGCGAGCGTAATGTGTTCGTTGGTGTTGTCGTACAGGAACTTGCTATATACAGAACGCCTGACTGTCACAGACTCAATCGCGCTCTGCTCGCCGTGATAGTGCGGGTAATTCTGCACCGAGTCACCGGCAGCAATGGCTAGTAGCTTCTCAACCACGAACCGAAGATTCTTCTGGAACACGAATCCGATGTGAGCGGCAACGCCCCGGAACGCATCCGCCGTAAACAGCGCATCGGTCAGATTGGTGAAGCTGGTAGGGGCGTCATTGCTCATGTCAGCAGCGTCCCATCTTCATCGGTGGTGAGAACTTCAAACAGGTGAACAGAAAGGATCTCTACCGTAGTGCTCGCCGTGTCGCTGATGCAGTCAATTACGAACTCACGCCATGAGCACATCTCGTCATAGTCGGCAATGGACGTCGGCCCGTCGATAACCAGTAGCTTGGTGTCGCTGCCAGCATAAACCAGCGGAGGCCCGCCGCTTCCCTGCTGGCCGTCAATGGTGCGCCACGCTGCGGTTGTAGTGGTGTGGCCGGTCTGCTCCTGTAGTCCGTTGGTTGCCGCTGTTGCCGCCGCGCTATCGTTGGCAGCGCCCGACTCGATACGGAACTTAATCAGCTTGGCTTCGCTATCGGTGGTGTACTTGATCTCGCAGGCGAGGCGCTTGAACGGACCAACCCAACACCTGAAGTTCAGCAGTTCAACCCATGACGTGTTGACCGTAAAGCTGATGTTGTCTGCAACGTCGCCAAGGTCAAACGACTGAGTAAAGATGCTGCGCCGGATGGTGGACCCGTCCGGTTCTGACAGCTCGCCGTGGGCGTGGCCATAGTTCTGCTGGGTCTCGCCGCTCGGATAGTTCAGGGTCTTCTCGAGCAGGTATCTGATGCTTCCGTTGTGGCCGAGGCCGAGCACGTCTTTGATCGCCTTGCCAACCTGGAACAGCGAGTCAACATAGTTCGTCCACTCGACTGGCGCGTCTGATGCCATTAGTCTTCACTCCATACATACGGATCATCGCCAGCAGCGCCGACCGTTTCATCGCCAGAAATGTCAGCGTCTCCGTCTTTGGCGTAGGATGCGTACCGCTTCTGCGATGCCGTGGCGCTGTCGTAGTCAGCGGCCACGATGATGTCTCCTGCCAGCGGCGCAACGGCTGGGCTTGCCGTCACGGAGATGGTGATGGGCGGGCCGTCAGTCACGGTGTCAACGGTAAGCTCCTCGGTGTCCCCATAGTTGCCGCTTGCCTTGTGGCCTGCGCCGCAATGATGGACGCGGATTTTCTGGCTTGCCGTAACAAAGAAATCTTCGGTGGTCGATCCGCTGGGCAACTGCTCGCCGTTAAGCGTGAACGTCTTTGACGGGCCATCCCACGCCGACACGGTGTCGGAGAACTGCCACCCGGCCCACTTGCCGTTGTAGAATCCGAGCCAGTAGAGCTCGAGCGAGGCGACTGAATTCATAAAGTCAAGTTTGACCTCGCGCACTTCGAACCACTCGTTGGTCAGGGTGCGGGTGCCAGTCGGTAGCGGGATCACGTTGCTGCTGGTCAGGGTAACCGTGTCACCTGGGCGCAGGTCCATGCCGACGATGTTACCCGCGTCGTCGTGAAACGGCACCTTGACGTTGACGATCACTTGCTGATGGGCTAGGCGCTCTAGCACCCGCTTGAGGTTCTGTTCAAACAGAATCCCCAACATCGCGGCGGCGTCTAGCGATGGCCCGAATCTTTCTGATACACCGGCATAGACCCAAGCGTGAACGTCAATCGTCTCGCCTTTTAGCTCCGGGTGCAGGGCCACGACATCCTCGGCCACTGATTGCGTGGTCGAAATGAAGCGGTCTTCGGTTGGCAGATAATCAAAGTTGATGGTGATGCGCGGAACTAGGGTAACGAAATCATACGACACGTCGGGCACGCCGATAAGGTCAGAGTCGGTGAGCGCCTGGTCTGGCGTGGATGTCTCGTCGTGTCGCTTCAGTTGCTTGAGGGTGAGTTGCCCGGTGCTGTTGATGCTCGGATACAGACCGAGAGGCACACAGATATCATTCTTCAGAAGGTCGGCAAGGTTGGTCGGCTCAATGAATCCTAGACGGTAGTTCATGTATGACAGCTTGTCTGCCATCGCAGCAATGCCGGTGATGTCAATCAGGCTAGACTCTGCGCCGAGGCCAACGCCTTCCGGGAGCACGTCATAGGTCGCGTCGTTGTATCCGAGCCCGGTGGACAGGGCCAACTCGAGGAACCACTTGATCGGGTGCTGCCTCTCCTCGGTGAGACTTGTGGCCAGGGCGGCAGCGGCAAACTGATCAACCGCGAGTTGCGCAGTGTGCGGGGCGGTGATGGCAGACGGAGACACGGGCCACCGCCAGTTTGTATAGATTTCCTTTACCGGAGCCCCGGCCGCGTGCGACCTCTCGGCAGTGCCCTCGAGCCCCGGAGCACATGCCCAGTAATCTTGAAGCGTCCACGATCTATCCTGCGCGGAAAGAAGAGACAGCGCCCCGTCTGTGATTCCGCCGAGGTGCCTGATAGCCCAGATCTCCTTGTCAACGGCAGCGAGAAAGGCAAAAGCGTTAGTGGTTGGAGTGTAGTCATACGCTCGGTGGAGGATGAGCGTGTCGTCGGTTGCCGTTGCTGAGTCGGACTTCCTGATCGTGAGCGTGTTGGTGGCGTTGGTCCAGTCTGTGATCGGAACCCAGTCTCCGTCATTGCCGCCGCCCGTCCAGTGGATTGCATGGCGGTTGTTGTAGTAGTCATCCGGGGCGGTAAGCTCGGTGTCGATTGCCGTGGTGGTGGTGCCGTCGGCAGTCAGTGTCAGAGCGCCGTGCTGCTCACGCAGGTTTTCCTTTAGCGACGGTTGGCCCCACGGACCAGAAGGAGGAGAGTCCTGGGTGTCAGAACTTCCCCGACTTCCGCCAACGTCAATCGGAGCATACCACGCCTCGGCAAGCTCGCCCTTGCCAGCGTCTAGAAATACCTTGCCCTCGATAGCATCCATGACGCTGCCAACCTTCAGCGTCCATGTGTTGACGCCGGTAGGCGTGAGGTCCAGCAGCGGCCCTGCCCATACCTGCGCCGCGCTGGCTGGCAGCGTGTCGTCAATGACTCGATACAGCTTGCAGATGCGGCCGCGCCAGCTCGCGGGGAACAGATAGACCCGGGGCACATACTGCTCATACAGATCAACAGACTCCTCGCCAATGTGGCGGGCTTCCGTGCTGCCGTATGCGGCGCGCGTGACGCCGGTGAATTGCTTTGACCCGTCGTCTCCCGTGGCGGTGAACGTCTCACGCTCGAGGTACAGGTCAACCGGATACGTGCTGTTGGCGATGGCTGCCTGGACGTCGATTGTTCCAGCGCCCGCCATCGCGGTGCCCTGCTCGATTGTCTCATCTAAAAACAGGCGCTCTTGAGACTTGGCCGTGGCGAAGAGGTCTGTCAGGATGCCACCCGCCTCGTCGCCGGTCCCGTGCTGGTCAACGAACTGGAGGTTGAGCACTCCGACGTTGGCCTTGCGCTCGAGTGGGTCCACTGCATAGTTGACGGGAGCGATGCCAGCAATGACAGGCTTGAACGTATAGGCGGACCAGTCGCCCGCAGGGGTCCATGAGTTCGTGGACGCAAGCCAGGGGATGCCCTCGATATGTAGGAAGTATCCGAGGTGCGGCATTATACGTGCTTCCTCAAGCTGACGTTCCAGGACCACAACTCAACGCTAGGGTCTCGGCGCTTGGGCATGAACGGCTCTGGCTCAATGTGATAATTGGTGTTGGTGATGCTGCTGGCGTCAGGGGCGTAGGCCACATACCGCGAGTTGCCACCACGGATATACTCCCACAGATCCTCCCACGACTTCGCGTAATTGGTGGTCTTGTAGGTGTGCGCCCTGTCAGCGAATCCAATCTCTATCTCGCGGGTGTACTTGACCGAGCCAACCGGGCGCTCGGTGATGTGCCCGTCAAGCGACACGTCCTGCTGGCTGTCAATCTCCGGTTGGTCTTCGGTATCCACCGACAGGTCAGGCCCCGTCTCGCCAAAGTAGAAGCCGCCCTGGTGCTGCTGGTCTGCCGTGTGCGATGTGCCCGCGCTGGTCGCGGCGTGGAAGCCGATTAGATAGTTGGCCCGTGTCGCTGCGTATCCGTTGATCTGGAACGTGCCATTTGCCGAGATGGTGATGAGCCCGGTGCTTCCAACGGTCACGGTGTATGTGTGCGTGCCCGCCGTGTCCAGGGTGGTCTTCATCGCAGCGGCGAGTAGTTCAGGCGTGGCGTATGTGGTGGCGGCGATGGCAGCGTTGAACGTGCCTGACCCGCCGGTCTCGGTCACGTTGATGTTGGTATTCGCGGCGCTGACGGTGACGGTCCAGACGAACCGGCCGAGGGTTGCAGCCATTAGATGCGGCCCTCCTTTTCGGCACGCCCTAGAGCGTCATGGATCTCTGCGCCGATGGCGCCCTTGTCGTATCCGAGGCCAGAGTAATTGACGGTGATGTCCACGGACGGACGCTGCTGTGATGCACCTGGAGCCTGCGAGAACGATCCTCCCGCGCCGTAGTTAAGCCCGGAGGAGTGACCCTGCGTGAGCGCTTGGCCGCCCTTGAGAATGCCTCCAGCGGCGATCAGCGCGGCGGCAGGACCGAGCCCAGCGAGGCTTGCGCCCTTGGTCGGGACCGCCTCTGCCAGCGCTGCCATCATCATGATGCTACCTTCGCTGATGGCCCAGTCGCCCATCACGCCGAGGATGCCCGCGAGGAGTTGCTTGCCTGCGTTCTTCTGGTCGCTGACAATATCCATCCAGAGCTGGCCCCACACCTGGCCCATGCCCTGCGCCATCTGCTTCCACTGCTGCCCGAACTGCTGATCCCACTGGCGGGCCAGCAGGTCAGCGTTGTCTGCGTGGGCTATTGCCATCTCGTCAAGCATCGCCTGTTCGGCGTCGAGGCGGTCAATGGTGCTCTGGAACCACAGGTCGGTGCGGGCGGCCTGTGCCTCCTCGTCAATCTCCAGCTTGCCGTATTCAAGGTCACGCCACGCAGCAAGCGCCGCGTCAGAGCCGCCCCAGTCCTCGCCCCCAGCGAGGGCGGCGGCGAGGTCGTCTGTGCCGCCCTTGCCCTTGGGCTTGGTCTTCTTTTTTCCGGCGCCAACAAGAGGAATGTCGAGGCCAAACCATTTAGACTCAAATGCCTTTTGCTCTGATAATGCTTCCTTGCGAAGATCGGCCGCCTGGCGCTTTGCTTCGGCTATCATTTTCAGCCCTGCGACAACACCGCCGCCAAGGCTGTCTGGGGTGAACAGGGCCCAGAATTCTTCTAACTCTCCTGCCTTCTTCATGGCCGCAGCCATCTCGGCAAGGGCGAGCGCAACATCACGAATCAATGGTGCCAGAGGCTTCATCACCTCTTCGCCAAGGTCGCTTGCCGCCATCGAGAGCTGCTCGGTGGCGAACTGAACGGTACCTTCCTGCGACTTCATCGAGCCGCCGAGCTTCTCAAGCACGAGGTCCAGGGCCTTGCCCTCGTCAATCTCGGCCTTGGTCAGATCACGAACGGCGGGGATGTAGCGGGCGAGGGTTTGGACGTTGCCGGATAGCGCCTGGCCCACAAGACGGGCGGCGCTGTTGAGGTCCATGTCCAGGGCGGCGGCGAGCTCGCCCGTGGCCTTCGTGGCCTTGGTGATGTTGTCGGAGTTGGCGCCGAGGTCGAGGAGGAGTCGCTGTGTGGACATCCACACCTCATCCCCGAACATGGACACCCGCTGCATTGCGGACGCCTCTTGCTTCAGGCGCTCGGCAAATACACCAGTCACGTCACCGAGGCGGCGCGTCCGCGCCTCAAGCCTCTGCTCGGCCATCTCCTGCTGTGCGTATAGGTTGGTGAGGCCCTTGGCGCCGGACCACAGAGCGCGGATGCCGACGTATCCAGCGGCGAGTTTAGCAAGGCTCTTGACGTTGCTGTCGGTCTGCTTCTCCATGCCCTTCATAGCACGGGTGACTTCCTTGGCCCCGTGCTGCTTGATCAGGACTTGCAGTTCCTCGACAACTTTAGCCACGTTTCTTCGCCGCCTTGTTTTTGGACTCTTCGATCATCTCGGATTCGTACCGCTTGACCTCGGCGTCTATGACGTCGATTCCCTGGCACCATCGGTGTGACTGCTCACCCCACGATCCGGGGCGCGGAAGGTGTCCGTCTTTCATGCGGGCATAGGTGGAGAACCACCCGGCCCGGGCGACGGCGCCCGATATGCTGGCCGCGCAGTGATACGCGGGCTCGCTGTCTTTCAGGTCGGGCCGGTTGAACGGCACCGGGCTGCTCATGCGGTGCTCGGGGTAGCAGCCTCGCCTAACGTGAGCCCTGCGCTTGCGGCAGTTCTCACAGTCAACGTCCTTCGCCGCTCCCTGCCTCGACACCGCGCTCGCTAAAAATCCCGAGTGTTCTCACTCAACTGTGAGGAGCGCCACACGCGGAGCCCCACCGAGTACTTGTGCTTCCGGCTCACGTCGTCGTGCTTGTCGAGCACGCCGCTGCCACGCTTGACCTCGGTGACACACGCCCCGTAGACCTTGATCGCCAGCAGCATCATGCGCGACGAGTCGTCTTTGTCGCGCGGGATGTATTGCAGCATCTCGGTATACTCGATGTCGTCAAGCAGGCGATACCTGAACTCGGTGATCGTCTTGCCTGTCAGCGGCTTTAGCTTCGGCGTGGGCTCGTCGTCAGGATCGGACAGCACCCAGTCCTCTGCGGTGGTGCCGCTGGCCTCCCAGTCGATAGCCGGATCGTCTGCGCTCGCGGTTACAAGGGTGCCTTCGATTGCCGGTCTCACGTCTGCCTCCTAGTGATTGGTTTACAGAAAAGCGATAACGAGCCCCTCGCCCAACGGGTCTGTGCTCGCGGGGACAACCGCCTTGCCTGCGATGGCGTTGCGGGCGTAGCCCTCTGCGTCCTCGCGGCCGTTCGCCGTCAACTGGACCTTGGGCATCCAGAACACAACCGTATTGCCGGGCTTGCTTCCGAACTGAGCGAGCAGGGAATACGTGGTCTGATTCGACACGGCGGTGTCATACGTGTCGCTCTCCTTGAGAGGGTTGACGGAGAACGTCGGCTTGCACCCGGTCACGAGAAAAGCCTTGCTGCCTTCAACCCCGCCCGTCGCCGGTCGAGCACTCACCACGAGGCCAGGGTCGAGCGAGAATGCGGCAACCTCAATCTCTGTGCTGTCCAGATAAATCGGGGTGTCGCGGGCGATCACGCCCTCAACGTCGGCATCGGGGTACAGGTTGTGGATATCGCTGACCGGCATCGACTCCGCGAGGGAGTCCCAGGACTGCCCTTGCCAACTGAAATTCGCCATTACTCGACCGGCGGCATCCGTTGAAAACGTGACGGTCCCGTAACATGCCCAGAAGCGGTATCGGACGGAGTCTTCCCAGTACTCGAAACAGCCGATGGGGTAGTGAGCCGTGGAAGCGTAGCGGACGTTTGCGCCAGCATACACAACGGCAGCGGTGGCAGGAACGTCGCGCAGCACGGGAGCGGTGAGGGCCAGCGTATCCTCGCCCACGCCGCCATCAGTGGTCCCCGATACGATCCGAGCCTCGCCGTTGACCAGCAGCGCGGTGCCGCCGGTCCCAGAGTTGAAGTTCTCTCTGGTCGCCGTGGTAACCAGAAGCGAGGAAGTGCTAGACCCCGTGCCGATGGTCGTGCCCTGCTCAAGCGTGATGGTGCCGAAGCACGCCTCAAGCAACGGCATGATGGTGCTGGATCGAGTCCACTCCTTGGATGCGTTGGCGCCCGTGTTGTCGCCCTGCATCGGCAGGCTAAAGGACAGGGTTGCGCCCCTGCGCGCGCCTGCCTGGCTCTGCTCCGGCACGTTGGTCTTGCGGACAGGGTTGCGCTCGATCATGTCGGTGGGGTGCTCGACGGTCACGGCCTCGGCCAGAATCGGGCGCTCGATAATGAACACGTCACCATCTGCGATGTTGGCCGAGAATGCGTCACAGGTGAAGTCGCCGGTCGCGGCGGCGTAGGCCGTGATCTTCTTCATCTCACCAACGACGATTGACCCGGCGGCGTAGATGCACCGAGCATAGCAGCCAACCCAGAAGTTGGTCGGCTCCGATGCGGCCGTGCGGGTGGAGTCAATCAGGGCGGTGGTCGAGGTGCCGCCGCCGTCGTGGGTGGCAACCGGCATCGGATGATCTAGCAGGCGGAACCTCACGCCAGACTCAACCTGCGCGGGCATGTCCTCGATGGTCAGTGTACCGGTGGCGTTGTCAGCGAGCACAAGCGCGCGCCGCCCCTTGAGCGTCCCAGACAGGAACTCAACAAGGGTATCCGACCACGAGCCAGCAGTCAGCGTGGTGCACACCAGGGTCGAACCCCCGGCGTTGCCAGCAGACGTGGTGGTGTACTCGCTGGCTCCACCGCTGGCCAGGGTCAGGATGCGGCCCTGCGTGCCCGTGGAGAACGCGGCGCAGAGAGTTTGGTTGTCCAAGCGGATCGCGGTCATCGGGAAACCTCCTCGGGCTCAGAGGCCCCAGAATCGACGATCTCCTCGTCGGGGGTATCAGCGTCCACCTTGGGCGCCGTTCGTGGCTTGACGGGCTTGTCAACGTGCCTGGCTGCCTGCTCGGCGCGGTGCTCATCGACGCTATAGATCATGTCTACTCCGAAGTGGCCTGTGTATAGGTTGCTGTAAGCGGGATACCCCAGATTACCCAGCGCCCCGCCTCGTCAGCGGCGAACTCTGCGGAGCCCTCTTCATCCTGAAAGACGTTGGCCCCGGCGAGCATGGTGGTGGTAGTCAGCAAGGCGTCGCTGATTTCCTGCATATCCTCGCTGATGCGGAGCCAGGTATCGCCCGGGTCGCCGTCGTACTGATACGCGACGAGCACCATGATGCGCAGCGTCATCCTGCCCATCTTGCGGACGCCGAAGGCTGGGTCGCGGGATACGCCCTGCAAGCGCACCTGAAAGAAGCGGTCCTTCGCCAGATTCTCCAGGCGATTCGAGTCAGGGCAGAGCGTGAACCCATCGCGGACGAATCCAGCATCGGTGGTGCCCGGGGTCGTAGCGAAGGCGGGGGCCACAGTCACCGAGGTGTTGGCGCTCGCGTCAGTCAGCCCGTTGTCACTGATGCGCCGCGCCTCGCCCGTGGTGCTGTCGTAGAAGTGGGCGCCGATGAGTTGGTCAGCGGCAACGTCAAGGCTGTTCAGGTCGCCTGTGGTGGACGACCAACCGGCATCGGTGGTAACCGCGCGGGTATCCGTGGGGTTGCGGTTGGTGCGAGCATAGACGCCGTTATACGTCACGCCGTCGCCTTGGATGATAGACTCGATGCGGGTCTTGATGTCGCTGGGGTAACTCATCGAGTCAGCATAATCCCGCTGAAGTTCTCGCGCTCGGTGACGTCAGGATCTTCGGCGTCGCCCACGGAATACGTGAGGCTTGCCAGCGCGGCGTCAAGCTCCTGCCTGCGCTCGTCGCGGTACATCTCGTACTTGTACGCCTGCGCCTCGCCCTCGTTGAGACGGTCAGCCCAGATAAGCTCAAGCGTCCACAGGCGGTGGGCCTCATAGAGCTGGTCGTACCCGACGATCAGAGCGGGGCGGATGAATCCATCCTGGTTGGCCTTCTGCCGCAACCGGGACAAAATGCGCCCCCACGCCGCCCGGATCTTCTTGGACCAATCCGTCTCGCCGGTGTCCTTGTAATGCGCCAACTCCTGCTCAAGCTCCTCGAGCCCGGAGTCCGTCAAGGTGGGGACCAGCGGACGGCGGCACACGTCGAACCACAGAACGTCGGTGTAGACCGCCCCGCCATACGTGACGGCGATGGTAGCCTTGTAGCCCTCGGCCAGCGTGTAGTCATCGGTATCCGAGCAGTCTACGGTGTAGTTGAACGTGGCGCTGGGGCTTGCCTCCAGAGTCATCGCCGTGGCGGCGAGCAGGGCGGTGCCGCTGCTGTCCTCAATGGCGATGGTCGCAGACGTGGCGCGCGTGGCCTTTTCGTCAACGACGAAGGTGTACGGGATCACGGTCTGCGGGCCGTTTCCGCTATACAGCAGTTCCCGGCGCACCGGGTGATCTTGGTCCGTGTAGGCCACTACTTGGGCTCCACAGGCTCGGGCTCTGGCGGCGGATAGGCGTTGTCCCAGTTGGCCTGCACAGCCGCCATGATCTGCGCCCACACGGCAGGCTTATTAACGCGAATCCAGTCGAGCACGCCGATGACCTTGGCCCGCTTGATCGCCCGCATCCGCTGGACCTTGTACGCCGCCGCGCTGCGAAGGTCGGCAAGGTCGCCGCCCTCGGCAACGATCTCCGCGTACTCGGGCACGTCCACCTCGGTGGCAGACGCGGCGGGAAGCAGCGTGCTCCCGCCGATGGCGCCAGCAGTCAGAGCCGCCAGCGCGATGATCGTGGTGGTCGTCTTGTCAGCCATGCTCTCTCCTAGAACCTTTTCAGGTGGACGTTGGCGTGCTGGATAGTCATGTCGATTGCGGCGGTCTGGTTCTTGATCGCGAGCCATACTCTGTCGCCAGCAGCGATGGTCTGGAAGCACGAACTCGAGACCGTCTCAAGCGCGGCGTTGGCGATGTTCGACTCACCGACGCACTTGTCAGGCTCGGTCGCGTTGACGTTGACCTCCCACTTGATGACCTGTGCAGCGCCGCCAGATGCGTGCTCCATCGAGACGTTCATGCCGATTTCGTATTCGCCCGCAGATGTCGCGCCAGCCTCCAGATACGAGGGCTCATAGACCACCGCAGCAGATGCGCCAGCCCCGGCCACATAGGTAAGATCGTCGCAGTCAAACGTGGTAGCATCAATCACGGTGACAGCGGTGATGCCGTCGTGGCCCGCGTTGTTGGCCCCCGTAATGGTTACGATGTCGCCGGTGGTCAGCCCGTGGGCCGCACTGGTGACGATTCTCACCACCGTATTGTCGGCCTCGCTGGTGATGTTGGCGTCAACGATTCGGCCCGCGTCGAACGTGAACCCCTGCACGTCTCCCGTGGAGAAGCCGATGGCGCCGACGTACTTCTGGGCGGTGTCGATGTCGAGCGCCTGCGCCGCCTCATACATGGTCATTTCGCCGCGAGGCGTGACTGCGGTCACGATGCCATCGGAGCCCACGGTGTAGTTCGGCGCCGCGCCGTTGACGGAGTTGCTGATGAGGTAGGCCCCACCCGCTGCCCCGTCGTGGCCAGTGGCGTACCCAGCGGGCCAGTTGGCGCGATACGCCGCGTTCCCGGTGCCGGAGGTGCCGTCGCCCTCGGAGGTGATTGCCTGCGGGGACCACGAGATGCCGGAAAAAGAAGCCGTGCCCGTCTGGTTGACCCGGCCCTGCACCTCAAACATTGACTGATGATCGTTGGTGTCGGTAATTTCGCGGCCCGAGTCCGCGTCGAATGTGACGGCATTTCCGGACCCTATATCTCGGCCCAGCCTCCACAGCAACCCGCCAGAAGATTGGGTCTGCGCCTCCCATGCGATTGTTCCCGACTGATAGATGTCGAGATATGAGTGCGTGGACACAGACCGAAGGTCTGCCTTTAGCGCGCCAATGCTGGCATCTGCGGTTACGTCGAAAGACAGCCCATACCCACCCGTCCAGTTGGCGCCAGCCGCCGTGATCGACATGATGTCGGATGAGCGGTTGCTACCCGGCGTGGCCGTGATGGCGAGTTCGGTGCCGGTGGTCTGCGTCGAGGTGATCGTCTGCCGCGTGCCGTCGCCCATTGCGAACGTGCCGGTCTGCGACAGGCTCATCAGGTCGGTGGTGCCGTTGCCAAACGTGAACACGTTGCCGTTGGCGTCCGACTGGCTGACGTTGAGACAGGTGCCATTGTGATCGGTGCCGACGCAGGAATAGCTCACCGAGTCGCCGGTGAATGCGGCGCCCGGGGTGAACGTGCGGGTATCGCTGGCAGCGGCGGCGGTGCTCGTCTGGCTGATGCTCGCGGTTGCGCCGAGGGTGAGCACTCCAGGCTGGGAGACGGTGAGCACATCGGCCGACCCGTCGTGCATCGAAATGAACGAACCGCCAACGTCGTTGGTCGCCAGGTTCAACACGGTGTTGTTGGCGTCGGTGCCGACCATCTGGAAGTTCACGAGGTCGCTCGTTCGTGCGCTGCCAGGGGTGGCCACAATGGACATCTCGTTGCCGCTCGCGGCCGTCGAGGTGTGCCCGTAGAACGCGCCGTCTTGCAGAGTCAGCGAACCGGGGGCCTCGATCTCTGCGCCGATGACAGAGATACCGTTGGTGTTGAACTCTCCGACTCTGCTGTCGGCAACGCACATCGCCATCTGCGCAGCACCCGCAATGCTGAATCCAGAATCCTCCGACGAGAACGCGATGCCCGGGTCGGTGCAGGCGGTGCCGTCGTCGAGGAACAGTTGCAGGCCAGAGCCGAGGGTGATGTCGGTGGTGGTTGGGTTGATGGCCGCACCGCCGCTCGAGATCATCTCGGTGGCCGAGGGAGCGGAGTCGCCAGCCTGCGCGTCGAGGCAGCCGGTAGCCTGCCAGATGAGCAGGCCGAGGATCACTCCGGAGAGGGCGGCGAAGGTGATCGTCTTCTGCATGTCAGCCCCCTAGATGTCCGTGCTCGCGCAAACCCAGGAAGCAGCGAACGAGCCCCTGTTGGTCGTATCCCCGACTTCTCTCGCGGACACTCGAATGTATCTTGCCCCGAACATGTCGAATTCAAGCACGGGCAACTCCATCGTGGTGCTAACCTTGGCAGGCGTGTTGAACGTCCACACCCGCGCATAGCAAGTCGCCTCCCATTCCGAGAGGTCGTTGGTCACAGCCTGCCCAGCGGCGGCATCGTCGCACACGGCATATGGGAACCAGACGACGGTGCCCTTCGTGTCGAGGTCGTAGCCGATTTCCACCTTGTACTCGGCGCGACCGTTGGCCCCGCTGGCGTGCGTGGTATAGCGGGCCAGTAGCCGCGCCCTGTCGCCCTCGCACTGGTTGTCGTTTCCGGTCGCCCACGCGCTGGCAGCAGGCAGCACGGCAGACGCGAACGCCACCATGCTGCGGTTGTGCACAGCCCACGCGGTCGCGGCGACACCGACAACCAAGACGGCGGCAAGGATTCCGATTCCGGTTCGCTTCATTTCGATTCTCCTCTGTCGTCGTCTAGGTCGGTTTCGCAAATGCCTGTCCCGTCGCCAAAGTCAAGAGCCTTGCGCGGGCTTGTTTCGTCGCTCACTGCCCAGCCGCAGATGCGGCAGGTTACGTAGGTGCACTTCGGATTGGAGCTAGGAATCGGCGGATAGGATTTCGTTACCATCGGCCCTCCGACTCTGCCCACGCCTAAGCGCGGAACAACCCGAGCAACACACCCCGGAGGCAGGCCAAGGCGGCGCGTGGGCAGAGGCGGAAGGCCGAGGGCTTGCGCCCCCGGCCCACCGGTTAGGGTTTCAGTTAGGCTGCGACCACGCCGCTGCCAGAGAACAGCGGACGCCAATAGCAGGTCCACTCAATCACGCCGCTGTCGGGGTTCTCGGTGGAGCTGTACGTCGCTCGGATGTACGTGGTGACGGCCGTCTTGGCGTTGACGATGAAGCTCGTCTCCACGCCGTTCTGACCAGCGTCACCGCCCTCGATCACGTCGCCAGCCGCGTTGTCCGAAAGGGCAAGCGTGGACGCAGCGAGGCCGTTGCGGAAGACGGCGGTTCCAGCAGCGAGGGCAGACAGCGTCACGCCGCTCGCGGTGATGTCCACCGCAGCCGTGCCGTCATACTCCTCGAGCTGTAGAACCGTCATGTTGGTCGAGGCCGTGGTCACGCGACCGCGCACGATGCACTCGCAGGCGCCGGTAACCGTAAAAAGGTTGTCGCTCTGGGCACCAGTGCCAGAGAGCGTGGGGGACTTGGTAACGGGTCCGTTCCAAGCCAGGACACTCGGGGTATAGGCCATTTTACCTCCCTCCCCTAGAAGACGAGCAGGGTGTTAACGGCCGAGCACAGAAGCTCAACGGCCGCGTAGTCAGAAGACAGCACCAGGGACGCGGCGCCGTCGATGGTCGCCGTCTCCGGGGTGATGGTGATTGGGCGAGCCGCACAGCCAGTGGCCCCAGAAGCGGCACACTTGACCTTGATGATCCGGCCGATGTCGGCCGCAGCATCGCAGTCCTCCTCGGGGTAGGCATAGGTCCAGGACCCCGCTGCCGCCGTCACCGTGAGGATGTAGTCAGTGGTCGCAGCAGCCGGGGCATACGCCGCCGTCTTGGCCGCGATGTTGTCGAACTTCAGGACGCCGTTGGTCTCGAGTTCGCCCTGAAGGTTGGTGTCCACGGCCACGAGGATGTCAGCGGCGAAGGCCACATCGGCGTCGAAGTAGCTCAAGCCGTCGAACTCGCTGGCCCCGGTCACATAGAGCACGGCGTCAGTTCCGGCGACCACCTTGTCTGGCGTGCCGGTGCCGTGGGCCACGTAGCCGTCCATGCTGGCGTCGTTGCCTGCCCCCATCGTCAGGGCATCGCCCGCAAACGACAGGTTGAGTGCAGCGCCGCCAACGTCGGCACCGGCGTTCATGTCCACCAGAGACGCCGCCGAGATGGTCTTGCTGGACCCAGACAGAACCACGTTACCTGCCATGTCCACGTTGCCGTTCTGATCGAGCGTGCCGTCATTGTCGATAGCGGCGCCAGAGGCCACAGACAGAGCATCGCCAGTGGTAGCAGAGAGAACCAGCGCCCCTGAGATGTCGGCCGCTGCGTTGACGTCAAGGGCGCCGGTCGAGGTCAGGGTGCCAGCAACCAGCGTGTTGCCCGTGGCCGATGCAACGGTGAAGTTGCTGGTTGCGACAGAGAAGTCGCCAGCGAAGTCAGCAGCACCGGCCCCGTCAACCGGGCCAGCGATGGCCACGGTCCCTGATCCAAGGATGTTCACGTCTGGGTTGGTCGTTGCGTTTCCAAGGTTGATGGCCTCGCTGGAGTTGGTCGTGGTGATGTCAAGATAGGCGCTGGAACCCTCTTGAATCAGAAACGCATCAGCCTCGGTGTCGGAAACGGTGAACGTGATGTTCTTCCCCGCGTCCATGTCGCAGGTGACGTCGGTCGTGGGGTCGAGGTCAATGCTGGTGCCGTTGAAGTCGATACTCCCTGCCGTGCCCCACGTGGTCGTGGAGTTGAACGTCTGCGCGCCGCCGTAGGTCACAGCGCCAGCCTTGGTCATGGTGTAGACAGACGAACCGGTGCTCGGATTGATCACGACCAGGGCGTTCGTGCTGTAGTTCTTCGGAGTGATCCGAATGCTGGTGAAGCCGTCGCCCTCGGGAGGCAGGGCAGAGACGGCGAAGGAGAAGACGAGAGTTGCGCACAACGCGAGGAGGCAAGCCCCCCACCTGGTACGCCCGAACTGATTTCGGAGGTGTCGCATGATCCCTCCCTAGATTCCCGTGGTGCCCCAGGTGCCGAGGCCCGACATCTGGTCGCCCTGGCTCCAACGAGCCCGGACACGCCCGCGCATGTTGCCGGTGTGGAAGTCAGAGTCGGAGCCCTGAAGCCACTGCACGCCTGGAGCCACGCGCTCAAACTGCACGATACCGTGCATGGACTTGTCACCGAACAGAGCCCAGGCGTCGGTGTCGGTCCACCGAGCGGACTGCACCGGCTCCGCGATGCCCTGCCACTGGCTCTCGTTCCGGTTGTTGCTGTCGGCCACATACGCGGACTTGATGATCTCCTTCGCGTACATGAACTCGTCAGGGTTGAACAGGCTCACGGTCGGCATCTGCTCGCGGGCCATGCCGTAGTGATCCTTGAGCTGGTAGAAGCTCGACAGGGCCGTGCGCCAGTTGGCTGGGCTGATGTCCAGCTCGGTCGCGGGGCGGTTCGCCCAGTCGGCGCCGCCGCCGAGACTGGTGTGGTCGGTCGCCCACAGGGTGGATCCGTCGTTCCCGTTCGTGGTGAAGCCAGCGACCAGGAAGTTCATGCGGAGCTGCTCGCGGGTGTTGAACGCGATCACGGCAAGGGCTCGCTCGAGCTGTCGGATGCTGGACGTCTGGTCGTCCTCGAGCAGCTCCTCGGTGATCTCGTAGTAGCCAGCCAGCGTGGCATGGGTCAGCGTGCCGTCATAGTTCTGGTGAGCGGTGAGAGCGACCATGTCGTCGCCCTCATCCTTCTCGGTGAGGTACCCACCGGCAACCATGCCGCTGGACTTCTCGGACTGCTGCGTGCTGGACGCAGTGTTGAAGATCGCATCGGACGGAGCACCGGCCGTGGCGATGTCGACATAGATCATGTCGAAGTTGGTAGCGACGAGGTCAGCGAATGCGCTTCTATCGAGAGCCATTTTCTAACCCCCTCCCTACGACGTCTGGTCAGCGGTCTGACCGCCACCCATGGGCTTGACAATCTTGAACTTGACGATGCTGTTCGCCCCCGTGGTCAGCCCGGTTCGGCCACGGTAGTTCCCGGTGATCTCGTCGATGATCTGGATGCAGCTCTCGGTGGTCGCGTTCTCGTTGACCTCGAAGATCCCGGTGGTGCCTTCCACGTCACATAGGGCGTCCTTGTACGTGTTGGCATACGTGCCGGAGCACTGACCAGCGAAGACGTGGCGAGCATCGTAGTAGAGGATCGCCGTGTCCTGCGCGGGCGTGGTGAAGACGTTGACACCCAGCGTGGTCACACCGAGCTGCGGAGCGCACACGCCGAGGAGGCTGCCGCTTGTGGCGGCAGCGACCGAGACGCGGCCAGACGAGAGAATCAGCGGGTCGCCCACTGCAATCGTCTGGGTGGAGTTCAAATAGCCAGTGGACTTCTTGATCGCGCCACCGTCGAGGGTGCCGACGACATCAAAGCCGACCGGGTTGTCTGGATTCGCCATGTTCGGATCTCCTGGACCGGTTACCTGTCGATACCGGTCCTCTTGATCACAGCGTCAACCATCTTGCCGCCAGCGGCCCGCGCCTTACGCACGGCATCCGCAGTCATCGCATCAGACTTCGCCTTGGCCGCATCGCCCTTGACCTTGGTTCGGGCGTCGAACACTTCGCGGGTGCAGGCCCAGAGTTCCTGGCCCTCGTTGTCGCCCACGGTCTGGGCAATCTCCCCGTGCTTGTTCGGCGGGTTGGGCAGGTAGCCCATCGCCTTCGCCTTGGCCCTGCGTCCCTTGCGGGGCGCGTTGATGAGGCGATACTTGAGCCCCGGGTGAGGGTCGATCACGTCGCTCGGATTCTCTTTGCTGAAATCCTTTGTGACGTTGATCTTCTCCACGCCGGGGAAGTCCGCGATCTGGTGCGCTTTCGGCACTTCGGTTTCGATGTGATCGGTTTCGTTCCTGCTGTCTCTGTCTTGCTTACCCATGACTTACCCTGCCTTCGGAGTGATGATCGTAGGACCAGATGCCCCGGACTGCCGCGCCTCGCGTGCCGCCCGCGTCTTGGCGAGCTGCGCAGCGAACCGCTCGAGCTGTTCAGGCGTGGTCCACCCACGAGACTTGGCTTCGGCTTCCTCCTCCGGGGTGAGGGTTGGCTTACCGCCAATGCCGCCACCAGGCCGTCGAGGTTGACCACCAGGCCCCGGGATGGGCTGCGGCGGTCCTGCCGTTGCCGTCCGCTTGACGATGGACAACTGCCGCTCGAGCGGGATACCGTCCAGGTCTTTGCGGATCTCGTCTGCGTCATCTCTGCCGTCGAGGAGTGCATCGATCTCGGACTGGGTCGCGGTGCGGTAGGTTCCGACCTCTCCGGTCAGCGCCTCGCGCTCGGCTTCCAGTTCCGCGATCTTCGCATTCAGGCTTGCTTCGATGCTCTCGAATTCGCCAGCCTTGCGAGCGCGCTCCTGTTCCGCCGTCTCAAGGGCTCCCTTGCGCTCTCGCTCCGCGGACTCGAGTTCAGCAAGGCGGGTATTCGCTGCGGACAGTGCCGCCGCGTGCTCATCCCGCTGTCGCTTTCTTCGGTCGGCCATGTCGCGATACTTCGCGAGGTCGCCGTCTCCTCCTGTGGGTGCCGCTGTCGGCGTGGTCGGGTCGTCAGTCATGAGTCCTCCATACGTTCGCCTGGAGAGGCGTCAATCGCGGGAGTCTGCCCGCGTCAGTGTTGGCTGTTAAGCCGCTGCCTTTGTAGTGATCTCAATGCGAGGGCGCGCCATCCATCGCCCATGCTCGCAACGTATCCCAGAGTCAGGCGCGGACGCGCCACGTAGGGCCACTGATTCGCCCTGTGAGCGACGTTGTCAGCGATTGCGACCAACCGGGCCTTTGCCCCCGCTGCGCCTGCTACAGCGCCGCACAGGGCGTCGAGCGCCCTGGTTGCATTCACGCCTCGCCCACGCCCTTGGCCAAGATGTAATCCCGGTCAATCAAGACGTGGCTGGCCTTGCCCGTGATGTCGAGAAACATGCCGTGTTCCGAGGGCCGCAACTGAATGCGATCCCCCGGCTCGAGGTCCATGTTGTCTCGCCAGTCGTCGCCGCCCCACTTGTGATGCTTCATCCCCGGGCCTACAGCGCAGACGGTCCCGGTCCACACCGCGCGCCTTGACGCCGGTGTGTGAATGAGGTGCTCGGTGGCGTAGTCCGGTTGCGGGTCGCGCTCGATCAGGACTTGGTTTCCCTTGGGCATGATCTTCACGCCTCACCTCTATCAAAGACATGAAACACGTAGGCCCCGAGAAACACAGTCCCCACGAACGCATACCCGCAACAACTCACCGCCTGCGGATCGCCGGTCCCCATCACTTTTATGTCCCTGATGACGAGAGGCGCGCCCGGGTCGACCATCGCCCACACGGTGATGTCGTCGCCTTGGACTCCTACCGAAATGACGTTGGCCCCCTTGGGCATCTCTGTCATTCCTCCGGTCTCCAGAACGTCAACCTTGAACTTCCAGATTACCTCATTCACAGCCTGCCTCCTGTGTTGATACCTACTTCGGCGCCCGCATGGGCACGATGTCGCCGCTGGCGATGTTCTTGCGCTCGCGGTGCGTCTTGCCCAGATACGACTTGGCGATGGTCCAGCCCGCCGCCTTGTGCTTCGCGACGTTCTTGGGATTGGCGAGACGCACTGGGCGCTCGACGGGAGCCTCGACCGGCTCCACCTTCGCGGGCTTCTCTTCCTTGGCCATGTATCCTCCTCTTACTTTGCGCGCCTTGGCACGCGGATTGATTCCTTGAGGTCGTCTCGTATCTCGCCGTCTGCTACAGCGGCAGCGGCGGGGATGAGCTTACAGCGGCAGTGCGGCCCGCAGATGGTGGTGCCCCACCGAGGGCGACCAACCTGCGCCCACTCAACCCTTGTCTGCGTGACACCGTGCCGGGGCGAGCAATCGGGGCACACCTTGTCGTCCATGACCGTGATCCAAGTCTCTAGCGACTCTGGCCCCGGAGTAGACAGATCTGCCTTTGTGGCGCCGTCTAGAGCCTTTGACGCGCCCTTAACGCTGGCATTGACAAGCGACTGACTGGCCGCTTTGAGTCGGTCGTCATAGGCGACCATCTCCATTGCGTCCATTGCCCTGTCAATGCCGCCCAGCGCAGTCTCGCGGAGCCCCTTGAACATGGGACCAAAGAACCTGCGCCCGCCTGCGTCGAGGTCAGCCAGCAGGGTGGCCTCCACGTTGGCCGGGCTCATGCCGTCTTCCAGCATGGTGCGGACGGCATCACCGAGGGTGAGCCCGTTGGCCTTCCCCGCGTTGCCCACCTTGATCAGCAGTTGGCCGAAGCTCTCTGCCGCCGTCTCTTTAACTCCCACTGGACTTGGCTGCCTTCCTGCTCTCTCTGGCGATGTGGTTACGCAGGAACCGCTTGGCCATGTTGACCACGATCTGCGCCCCCTTGGGGCTGATGCTCATGATCGGCTTGTATGCCTGCCTCTGCTTGCCGAGGAGGAGCCCCTTGACGCCCTGCCCCCGGCCACGCTTTCCGCGCTTGCCCGGTTGCGTGAGCCATTCCATCACCTGCCACGCGCTCGGGTTGTGCCCGTGCTTCGGGAGCGACAGGAGCAGGACGCCGAACCCGGGATGCTTGTCCCATCTGGTCAGCGCGAAACGGTGGTTAAGGCCAGCATCTCCGACCAGCGGGATCGCGTGACGCTTCTTTCTGATGGTGGCGGGCTGATTCTTTGTCTGTGATCCGCCGCTTGGCGTCCTGCCTGAAAGCACATGCTCTTGAATATCACGCTCAATCGCAACCCCGATCTTCATCATCTCGCGCGGGTGCAGCGTGTAGTCAGTCGGTATCCGCCCCTTGCGCTTGACGGTCATGGGACCAGCCATCCTGCTCCCTCCGTCTCTCTTCGCCCTCGCGGCGGGCCTGTTCTGCCATCTCGTCTAGCTCTCGTCGGAACCTGTCAAGCGACTCGCGCAACAAGTTCAGAGCGTGAAACATCTGTCTGCCTCCTAGACGTCTCCCGGGAGCGGATGCGGCGTCGATTCGCCGCTAGGGCCGCTGGCCCCGGCGTCCCGTCGTCACCGAGAGACTAAATGCTGTCCAGCACCGCATTGGCGCCCTTGACGGTATCCTTGATCCACCGCTTGCCGTACTTGGCAATCAACGCAGCGGCGATTTCCTGGCCCAGCTTCTCGCCCAACGCCTCGGCTTTATCCGGGTCTCTGGCAATGGCGCGGATTATCTGCTTGACGCCCTTGGTCGAGGCGGCGTCAACGAACGCCTTGGTCTCGGCGGTCACGGCCATCTTGGACTTGACCTGATTCTCAATGGCGCCCCTCACGCGTCGGGCTCCTCGTCGGGCTTGGCCTTGAACTGCGGGGGCATGGCTGCCTGCTTGCGCGCCGCGATGTCTGCCGGGTCGCCCTCTTCGATGGCTGCCAGCATGGCGGTGATGCGCTGCTCGCTGATCGGGAACGACGCCGCGATAACCTCGCGAGCCGTCTCCTTGGGCAGCGTCCCATCGGTCACGCTCTTGAGCACGTCCACCAGCGCGAGGATCTGCGCACCGTTCAGGGTCTCACTGGGAGCCGCCGCAACCTCACCCTCGGACTCGCTGTCAGGCGCGCTCACAGGCCCGTCAGCGGACTTTGTGGCGGGGGCCTGCGTATCCGTGTCAGTGAAGTCAAACGAGAACTCTGCGGGCTTGTCGGCCCGCGCCTTGGCGTTGGTCTCCTTGAGGTTCTCGGCCAGGCGATCACGCGCCTGCTCCTCGGTAAACTCAGGGTGCTCATCCTTGATGGCTTCCCAGCGGGCGGTGATGCCGAGGGCAATGCGCCGCTCAAGGGCGTCAAGCTCTGCGCCCGGGTCGCTCGGGAAGTCGAGAGGCACGAACGTCACAACCTGCTTCAGTTCCTCACTGATGGGGTCGTGCCTCGCGTGGTTGTTCCACACGGCGCGGCTCACCTCAAACAAGTCGGTCTCATAGGCTGCATACAGCGATTGCTGCTCGGCCGTGAACTGAATCAGGGGCAGCTCCTCGATCTTCTTGGCGATGCCAGAGAGCTGGTTGACCTCGGTGCTAAACGTCCCCGGCGACAGGTTGTTGAGCGTGGCGGCAGACTTCATCAGGTATTCGACGATGTCGCGCACGTCGCTCAACTGCGCGTTGGGGCTCTCGTAAGTGAACTGCCCATCGGCATCGCGAATCTGTAGGATCTGCTCTGGCCCTGCGATCATGTTTGCCGGGTAGTCAAACGCAGACCGCAACACCGGCTGGCCGAAACTCTGCATCTTCTGGAGGTGATACAGGTTGCTCAACGTCAGGTTGATAATCAGGTTTGCGTCGATTACCTCGCTGTTGCCCTCGGGAAGTATCTGGCCCTCTGGGTAGCGGTCGAAGAACATGGTCAGCGGAATGCGCCCTGCCAACTGCGGGCCAGGCTCGCCCCACTCGGCCACGTCGAATGAACCGGAGTCGTTGACGCTACCGAAGAACGGCACCGCCTCTGTCTGCGACAGAGCAACCCACTTCTGCGGATTCACGCCGCTGGCGTCCACCGTCTCATTGCGCCCATCCATCGGGATGATCACAAGCTCGGCGCGGGCGATGTCGCCGGGAGCGTCTGGGCTCTGGATAACGTAGATGTCCTGGGGTGCCACCGACACCCACTTGAGCCGGTCGAGGGTGGCGTCGTACTGCGTCCAGACTGCGTTGCTCACGTACAGGCGAGTCCAGCGATTGACCATGCGGAGCACGTTGTCGAGCCCGCCGTCTTTCTGTAGCTCGGTCCACTGCGCGGCGCTGGGGTCGCCTGCGTCCACCGTCTCGCCGTCGTCGTTTGAAAGCTCCCTTGCGGGCGGCTGCCAGTAAACCCTGGATGTGGTGTCAATGACCTTCTTCGTGAATCCCCAGGTGACCTTGCGGATGTGCCGGTGAGTCTTCGGGAAGTCCACCGTAGCCATCGCCGCAGTCAGCGCTGGCTTCTGGTTCCCGTCGTAGTAGTCTCGGCGGGTGTCCATGTCCTGGCGCCACTCGGTCATCGCGTCCGCGCGTGCCTGTAGCACCATCGCCTTCACGAACGACTCGGCCCCCTGGCCTACAGTGGGGAATGCCATTAGCTTTTCATCCCCATTGTGTCTACTCCAACCAATCCAAATTGCAGGGCAGAAGGTGCGTGGAAGTGCTCGTTCTCGATTGGCGCCTCGCCGTAGGGCACGCCGTCCCGATCCGGTCTCCTGACAGACGCGATGTGACGAGCGAACGCCTTGCCGCCCTTGGTCCGCGTGTCCACCAGCAACCCTGGCTGGCCGTTGCTGCCGAGGCGCAAGCGAGACTCAACCACGCCATGCCGATGCTTGTGCGTGTTGAACGCCGCCGGGATCGGACGGACGTTGATCCCGAACCCGTTGGCCAGCTCCACGATTGCACATGAGCCGGTGCCGACGTTGGTGCGCTGCATCCCGGCAGGGTCGCCCCAATCACCTAGGCACTTACCGTACAGCTTGCTGCGCTCGAGCACCGAGGGCGCGGTCATCACGACCGTATCGCCGTCTCCGTCCTCGATCATGTCCACCACAACGAGCTGCTCGCCGTATGGCTGGACAAAGAGGCACACGTTTGGGTCGGCAACGCCGAAATCCCAGAAGCGGTAATGCCCGTATCCTGGCAGCGGCTTCCAGTCGCCGTGGGTGTTCTCTCTGATCTCGTGGATGTCGGGCTGCCAGTGGGCGAAGTACTGCCCCACCGATTCAGGTTTCAGCGACTCCCACTGGGCTATCCACACCTCATAGTCGAGGCGCTTGAACGCCTTGAGCACGTCACCCAAGGGCTTGTAGCCGTCAGACCGCCTGGCTTTCCCCTGGCAGCGCTCCGCGAACGTATGCTGGCGACCGAGCCTGTCGTGGGAGATCGTCCGCTCACAGGCGCTACAGGAAGTTTCCCGGCACCTCTGCATCGTCTCAAAGACACACCAGCGAAAGATGCGCAGGCCGAGGTCGTCTGCCTCCTCCTGTAGCTTCGTGGCGACACCGGCCGCTCGCTTCCACGAGGTGATGATTCGCACCGCTGCCGCGTAGTCTGCCGAACTGACCGGAATCGAGAACGCCTCCTGAAGCACCTGCCATTCCATCAGATCCGCCTCGTCAACGGACAGGTACACCTCATGCTGGGCGTTGCAGCCCTTGAGGCTGCCGGTCGCAGTCAAGAGGTGGCCACCGCCGAACTCTGGGCGGATCTCTGTGCGGCGGGCGACATCCTTGACGAGCAGGCCCTGGCGCCGCTGGCTGAAGCACTTCTTAACGTACTCGTGGCACTTGTCTGACTGGTCGAGGGTGGCGGCTACGTGGACTGACCCGGTGTGCTTCCACCGCATCTCGCAATGCTCGAGAGCAGCGAGGTTCTGGGTCTTGCCACCGCCACGGTCTGCAATCGCTAGCCAGTCACCCACACGACCGAAATAGGAATCTGCGACGGCATCCCAAGGGGCGTCATGTCCTGGACATACGGCCACAGTCGGGACACGGAGTCCAAGCTCATGCTGTAGGTAGTAGTGGAGGGCGTCTGCGTCTCCGGTCCCGTTGCCGAGGGCCGAGATGCAGTACTCCAGCGTTGGATTGGCAATGACTAGCCCTCCCCTGCCTTGGGGACCGTGGCTTTCCAGGCGGCAACTTGCTCTGGTGTCATGTCTTCGAAGCGCATCCCGCCGGTCTCGATGCTGCCGCTGTGCTCTGTTCCGGTGCGCTTGGTCGTCACCCCGTGGACCGCTGCCGCGCCCTCTGCCGCTTTCATGCCGCCCGACACGTCGCCCTTCTCGTAAGCCACGGCATACAGAGCGTTACACCTGAACTCAAAGATCCCTGCGGCCGCTTCTGGTGTGATCGCCTTGGGGGCGTCAACCATGCGCTGCCATGCCTCGCCCACGTCCTCATATGCGACCGTGCTGGATACGGTCCTGAACTTGTGAGCCTCGGCCACCTCTGCGTCGTTCAGGTCGAGGATCAGTTTTGGCCTGTCGTTCAGGGTGGCCCCGGCCTTGAAGCGGCCGAGGATATAGTCAATACGTGCCTCGCGCGCGGGCGCCGCTTTTCCGGTTTTTCCGGTCTCTTTGGTCGGCTTCTTTGCCACGCTGCCTCGATTGATTGCACTTGTGGGATTTTACCGTTTCACTCTACCCGCGCGCCGAAGGTTGCCGCAACACTTTTCTTTGATGCAACGTTGCAAGGGGGGAACGGGGCGGAATGGGGTTACGGTTTGAGCGGCCAGGGGATTCCGAAGTCCTTTCGCTTTACCTTGGCCATGCGCCCGTCAGCGTGGTGAAACACAACCCCCTCAACGCGATGCCCTGACAGCCAGTTGCGGATGCCGTCGTAGTCTCGGGGCACATCAACCACCTTGTCGCCATGCCTGAACAGCATGTGAATCGACAGCGACTCTGGATTCTTCTGGAGTTTAGGCCCCATCAGTTCATACGTACCATCCGGGACAGGATGCGGGCTGCTTTCCCACGCTTCGCGGTGCCACCTGTCGTCATTACCGGCAGCTACCGTAAACCACCCGTGGCCGCTGCGCTGCTCCGGATCGAAAGACCAGTGCAGCCACCCGGGCGGCGCCGGTCCCTTCTTCTCCTTCCAGTGTAAGCGCTTGTAGAACGCGCCGTCTTTCACGAGGCACGCAGAACCATCCCACTTGACGGTTGCCGTCCCCTCGCCGTCGATCACCCACTCAAGGCCCTCCTCGACCTCGCGCGCAGCAGGGCATTCTTTGTTCTTCCAGTCACGGACAAAAACGCTGTGAATCTTCCTCATCCCGCCTCCTCCGCATCCTCCCCGGATGCCTGATACTCGGCCACCGACCACGCCCACACGCGCAGGCAGCGGCCGAACTTCTTTCCTTTGAGCCTACCGTCTACCAGCATGTTGCGCACCTGCCGAGGGGTGAACTTGAGCAGTTCCGCCACCTCGTCAACCCTGAACATGTTGCGCACGATCAACTTGGGCTCCTGGTATGCTTGCTTGTCGCTCATCCTGCCTCCTGCGGAATCCAGCAGCGGTGCGGCCCGTCCTCTGCGTTGACCCATACGTCGCCGCGACGGATGTGGTTACAGTTTCCTCCGGCGCAATTGCCAAGCGTTTCCGGCGCTGGTTCAGGCCCCATAAAAAACGGGTCATCAAAGTCGCCGCACGTCCAGCACTGGCGTAGGCTCTCGTCGCCACTGCGCTTCACCGCCCCCCCCCCCAGCGCCAGATCCCACGGGTCGGCGCTGTCACGCCTCCACCCGAGCGCCTCGGCCTTGCACTCGCCGCACTGCATCCCGACGTCCTTACGCAGCACCATCGGCTTGAGCGGAGCCCCGCAGACCTCACAGCGGTAGACTTTGCGCTTGGGTTTCATTGGTCGCCTCCGGGCCACACCGGAGTTGACGGTGGCGTGGTGCCCGTCTGCGGGTCGGCCCACGGGATCGGCGTGATCTTGCCATTGCCGTCCATGAGCCCGCCGTCACCCCACCTGATAACAGGGTCGAGCTTCGGGCAGTCAGGGCAGTCAGGGCACGGCGCCGCGCCACCAAGCAAGTCTCGCCTGCACTCTGTCTTCTCCCCGCGCATACAGGAGTCCAGACTCGCCCTCATCGACGCCAGAGCGCCCCCGCAGTCTTTCGCGGTGCGCTCCCACAGGCGGTCAGGCAGATCGATATAAACCATATCATCCACCGTCACCTCACCCTCACACGGCGCGCAGTCGCATTCCTGGATCGGCCGCTGCTGCCAGAGCGTGCCGCCCACGAAGCCAGAGAACACGAACGCGGCCATATAGGCAATCAACCATGCCCTGCTCATCGCATGGCCTCCTTCATTTCCGCCAACGCAGCGCCGACCTTCTTGTCTGCATCGCGCAGGGCGTGTTTCAACATCTTGACCGCCGCCTCGAGTGACACGTTGTCGAGCCCGTGCCGGTGCCCAAGGTGGTTGCGCCGCAGCCACTTGGTGGCGACCTCATTCATCCGCGAGAACTCCGGGCTTGACTCCGCCTCATACCGGGCCTCACAGCAGGCAATCTCGAATCCCTCAAGGCTGATCTTCGCCCTCCGCAGCACGTAGCCAAACTGCCCCAGCCTCTCCATTGGCGTCAGCGCCGCGCAGTCCCGGGGCACTCGCGGATCGTCGCTTGGCAGCGGCACCCCTCGCAGGCCAGCCACCTCGCGCAGACGGAAGTATCTGTGGAACCATCCGGCGCTCATTCGTACAGCCTCATGTGCATCGCTGGAAGCTCCACGGTGAACGACACGAATTCATCATCCTTGCCGCGCTTCATGTCTGCCAGCGACACGCGGATAAACTCGAGCAGCCCAGACTGCTTTGACCCGTCATCCTCCACGACAATCACCTTGCAATAGGTCTTGTCGTCCACCTCGCTGTAAGACAGGTATGTCCCGGTCACAACCCACGTTGTCACGGTGGCCGGATTGCTCGTGTCGCTCACAAGAACACCACAGTCTCTCGCAGAAAGGCAATCGCGTTTCCGACGACTGGCCGGTGATACGGATACAGAGACCAGCCTTTACGGGCGAGCTCTGGCGCAGGCTGGCTGAACACAAGGGCTGAAATCGACTGGTATAGGACACGCCTGTAGTCGCTCCAACTCACACATCACCGCCATAAAAGGTGGCCCCCGGTGCCGCGCGACACCGGGAGCCGAAGGGAGGAACCGAGGGAAGTAGCATGGCGGCATGATAGCGCCGTGGTAGCGAGGCGGTCAAGGGTAATTGGGTCGCGCGGTCAGGCATCGGCGCCCTCCCCTCCGCCATCGGTCGGGGCGGGGCGGGGGTCGAAGCACTCTGCTCCGGTCCAGCACTCCGCTGCCTTGCAGTCAGATCCGTATCCGTAGCACCACGGGCCTGGGTTTTGTGGCGTCTCCCATCGGACGTCGGGAGCGGCGGGCATGAACGACTCCCACGCCGGGGGGCCGCATGGGTCGCACCTGGTACAATCGTCGCATGGCTCCACGCCAACCTCCTCGCGCCACTCAAGCAGCGCCTCGCACCTGTCGGCCAGTTCGCGGACCAGCCGAATCAACTCGCGGGTGGACAGATACTCGGTTTCAGCCATCGGCCCCTCCCATCGCCCGCTCGACCAGGAGGGCGGCGTGGCGCAAGCCAGATGCTGCTCCGACCTGCTGCACAACCACGATTGGGCCTCCATCGTTGTCTCGGTACCACTGCGCTAGCGTCTCGTGCTTTGTGGCCTCGCCTTTGAACGTGGCCGCCAGCCTCCCCACGCGCCGCCACAGTTCCGACTCTGGACCCGTCGCCGGTCGGCACGATCCGTCTCGCCAGACCACCACGTCGGTGTCTCCTCGCTTCTCAATCCACCAGTTCATGACTCCTCCGACTCCGACGCCAGCGCGGCGCGCCCCACGACGACGGTGGCGCAATCCCCACGGAGCAGGGCGCCCTTGTAGCGGTCCCGCTCGGCCTTGAGCGCGGCGACCTCGGCCTCGGCGGTCTCGAGGTCTGCAATCACGCCCTCGTTGACACGAAACAGCGCATCGTTCACCTCCCGCTCCGCGTCGAGGGTTGCCCAGATTCTGGCCTCTCGATTGCGGTCTCCGCTCGACGGCTGCCTTGAGTGCCACTGCCTGTATGTTGTCTCCTCTGCCTCACTCAACTTCTCTGCCATGCCTGCCTCCTCGCGCTCCCGCGCTAGATTCCTGTGCTCTGTACGTACGGGCATCTATACCAGGAAGAAGCCCGGTTGGCGCAGCGGCGAGCAAGAAGGACTAGTTGGCTTCCTGTCCTAGTCCGTCCACCTGACTCTGCGCAGCCCGTAAATGCGCAGTCCAGTCTATCGGCACAAGCTCGGTCGAGTGCCGCAGGTGGTCTTGGTGTTGTCCTCGCTGCTCCGGAATGCTCACACCCATACTCCCGCTGATTGCGGGCGGGACTTCGATAGACACGATCCTGCGCATTCCGTTCCTCGTCGTTCAGGTCCAAGGCACTTTTGGTGTACTGTAGCGGTACACACTCTGCCTGTAGGATAGACGACACCACCGGAGGAGTCAAGTCAAAAGTCGTCACCCGGCCGCTACTCCGGGTGGCAAGTGAGTGTGCACCGCCGCCTAGGTAGGATTTGGGGTGGGTAGCTTTCAACTTGACTGCCTCCGGGGTGTCGAGATCAAGTCAAAGTAAACTCGGCGTCTCGGCGCAGTTCTTCGCCAGCGCGATCCGCTTCTCTGCCAGCTCGATATACTCCGGGTTCAACTCGATACCGATTGCCGAGCGCCCGAGCTTGGCGGCGACGGCTAGCGTTGTGCCGCTGCCAGCGAACGGATCTAGGACGGTGGCGGGGACGGGCGCCATCTTGGCGAGGACCGACCCCAACGTTACGGGCGCGGCGTCTGTCTCCACAAAGTCAAACGGGGCACACTCGCAGGATGGCTGCCATCCGACTGTTTTTGAAGGCGCAACCCACCCAAGCCCACCAGTGGCCACCCCGCTTGGAGCCTTGCCGGAAACGCACGTCTGGCCGGATATCTGGCTTGATTTGTCGCCAACGTGATACCCTGCTGGATCGTGGCCTGCGTCTTTCCTCGCCTCCCAACTGCTCTCGCCCCTCTCCACCACCCGCTCCCACGGCGCCCCGCACTCCGGGCACACGCCCCGCTCGCTGGTCCCCGCCTGTATGCAGGGCCGAACGAGGGCCTCAGGGTACGTAGCAAAGTGGGCGGCGGCGTATGGCTGCGGGTTGATCGTCCAGACGTTGCGGAGGTTGCGGCCTGCTGGGTTGCCACAAAAGCCCGTGCTGCCGCCGCGCCCGCCGTCGTTTCTGTTGGGGTTAAACTTGGCGTTTGACGGGTTGTCTCCGTATTTCTCGCACCGATCAACCGAGTCTTGCGGACGCCGCTCCATCACCGCCTCGGCATCATAGTAATACCTCGGCGCCTTGGTCAGCAGATACAGCTTCTCGTGTGCCGATGTCGGCCTATCCCGGCAAGACTCGGGCATCACGCTGCCACTGTAGGCATCGCAGAAACTCACGCCCTTGGCCCATATGATTTCACTGCGGAGGTACCAGCCGTCCGCTTGTAGGGCGAGGGCGAGGCGGGCGGGGATCATGCACAGGTCTTTGGGCTTGAGGCCGGGCGGCGGCTTCCGTGGTGGCATGGCGGTCTGCTCGTGTTGCGCCGCGTTGTATCCCGTGGTGCTGTTGCTTCCTCGCTTGCCTGTCATGCACCCCGCCGCGTATGAATCCCCGATATTCAACCACAACGTCCCGTCGTCCCGCAGCACCCGCCGCACGCCACGGAACACGTCAACCATGTTGGCGATGAACTCCTCGGGCGTGGGCTCGAGGCCGAGTTGGCCGTCAACGCCATAGTCCCGGAGCCCCCAGTATGGTGGCGAGGTAACGCAGCAATGCACCGACTCGGCGGGCATGGTGGCCAGCATGGCTCGCACGTCGCCCTGTATGATGGTGGTAGTCATTCTAGATCCAGCGTGCTGTTCTCTGGGGCGCCAACAGGGTGCTCGTCGAACTCCGGGCCTGGCATGTGGCAGATGTTCCGCCGACCACTCTCGATCCACTCAAGCGCCACGTCAAGCGCCTCTGCCCTGTCGGCCAGTTCGCTGCGCAGCTCTGCTCCCTCCAACTCCAGTCCATCGACGTCGCAACGCAGACCGGCGACGACTCGCTTCGATGTCTCGCTGTCGATCTTCCAGCAGGCACGGGCGCCGGTGAGATTACCGCGCAGTTCAACCACCTCGGCGGTCAGTTCGTGGATGCGCGCGACCAGCCTTGCCAGCGCGTCTTTCGGAACCTCGCCTTTTTTGAGCAGCACGATGTCGTCGCTCATCCCTCAGTCCTCCTCTCAAACATCGGCTCCATCGCTCATATCCCAGCCTCTTCCCTCAACCGCCGCAACTCCGCCTTGGCCTCGGCCTTCTGCTCCGGCGTCAACGGCGGCGATTCAATGTGGCCGTACCCGTCCGGTTGCGGTTCCGGCCCGTGTTCCTCTCTGATGGCCTGCGCCTGCGCCTTGATTGCCGACTTGACAGCCCTCGAAACCCAGTTTCGCAGGAAGCCCTCAGTAGCCTTGTGCGGCTTCTTGTTGGTCTTGAGCCAGAACCGGGCCTGTAGCACCTCGATCATGGCGTCAACGCCCACTGACGCAGCCTCACGCCATGCCTTGACTAGTCTTGTCTGCGCTCTGCGGTCCAGACTGAACGGCGGTTGCGAGAGCACATACCTGAGCGGCGTCTCCGGCGTGACTGCCTCGGCCATGACCGTATCCAGCCCGGGGAGAAGCTCCCCAATAGCGGCAGGCTCGGTCACTTGCTGGCCCTCGCGTCAAGCGCCTCGTTGACCAGCGCCCGGATCATCTCTGGCAATGAAACGCGGATGCCTGCGCCAGCCCGCTTCTGCGCAGCGGCCCGCTCGAGTTCCACGCGGTCGCGCATCATCTCATCAGCTCTGAAATACAGCGTGTGATCCTTGCTCATCTGACCTCCTGGCGAGCACCATACCACCTCGCGTTAACATTGTCAAGAGTGCCAAGAAAGAAAAAAAAGGAAACTTTGTCTTGACACTGGTCGCGGCATCGTTTATCTTGGCCACACCATGAGGGAGGTAGCCATGAACAACGGAATCAGAGAGGCAGCCGACAACTGGAACCGGATGCAGCGCATCAACGCCGAGCAGGCTTGGAAGTGCGTGCTTCGCGACAGACTGTCAGACGGATCGCGCGTCTCGCGTATCGTTGACGGCGCCGACGTGTTCGGCACGGTCGCGTGGGTTGACAAGCGCGAGGGCTCGGTTCGGACCATCGGCATCGCGTGGGACGGCACCGACATCGCCGCAACCTACGTCTGGGGATACGAGCCGATGATGGAAGCGGCGTGAAAACGGTTGCCGCCCTATACGTCGCTCCAGGCGGTTGCTATTACGGTCTCCCCGGTGTCGAGCCGTGGGGCCTGCCGGAGCGTGACGCGCGCGAGTATCGCGGTCCTCATCCTGTTGTTGCTCATCCGCCGTGCGCTCGGTGGTGCCAGTTGGCTCACGTCAACCAGGCGCGCTATGGGCTCAAGGTCGGAGACGACGGTGGGTGCTTTGAGTCGGCCCTTGCGGCCGTCCGCGAGTGGGGCGGCGTGCTTGAGCACCCGGCGCTGTCGTATGCGTGGGCAGCATTCAATCTCGCCAAGCCGGAGCGTGGTCGGTGGAAGCGCAGCGCCGAGTCAGAGTGGGTTACCGAGGTGTCGCAGGTGGCCTATGGACACCGGGCGCGAAAGCGGACGTGGTTGCTTTTCTGCGGGGGGTCGCAGCCACCGGCGCTTGACTGGTCCGAGCCAGAGGCCGCGGCTCAGGTCAGCTTCGGAAAGAAACCAGGCGGCGGATACTGGCGGGAGCCGATGTCAAAGGCCGAGGCCAAGGCCACTCCGCTGTCGTTCAGGGATCTGCTTCTAGAAATTACGAGGGAGGAACCATGAAAGCCGGAATCAAGCACGCCGTTGAAAGCATCATTGACGAGTCAGTCATGGACCTGTTGCGCTCGTCGCCGTCCACCTGCTCGGCGCTCTGCCGGGTGCTGTCCACGGTCGAGCCCACGCACGTAGCCGCGAGTCTGCGCCGCCTGCGCTACGAGGGGACGATCTATCTGGTGGAGGGGCGGTACTATCTGGCCGAGGATGCGCCTGGCGCCCAAGACCTTGATAACGTCGTTGACCATAGCTGGTAGGGGGGTAGCATGACCAGGTTCACGAAGGCCAAGCGGGCGAGCCTGCGCAAGTGGCGGGGGATTCTTGGCTCGATCAAAGCAAAGATGTCGTGGAGTGAATACAACTCTGTTTGGTCTTCCAGGTGCGGGTTCTGCCACGCATACAAGGGTAGCGGCATGGACGGGTGCACGTCTGGTAGGTGCCCTGC